GTTCCACATGGTGGCGATGGCGCTGGAAGGGGCGGTGAAGGAACACAGGTTCGTGCCGCTCCAGCGCCTGACGGTCGCGCCGGTGCGGCGGGAAGCCTGCTGATGGGCAAGGTTCACCCGATCGGGCTGGCCGACAACTCGCGCCAGTGGGGCGCGGTGCTGGAGGCGCAGGACGCGCTGGATTGCCTTGCCACGATGGTGGAGGTGTGCGGCGACAACGAGTTTCCGGTGCCCGCGACCATCAGCACGATCTTGCGGCTGATCGGGCGCAGGCTCGACGAACCGCTGGGGATTACGAGCGGCGGCTAGGCAACTGGCCGCAACGAAACACGAAGGGCGGTGCCGCGAGGTGCCGCCCTTTTTCTTTGGGACCACGCAGTGACCATCAGGATCAAGGTCGAGAACGCCGCTGCCATCCAGCAGGCGCTGGCGGAGCTTGGCGATCAGAAAGCGATGCGCGCTGCGGTGAAGGACGCACTGCGCAACGCTGCGGAGCCGATGGCCGCGCTGGCCCGGGAACTGGCGCCTTACGATCAGGGCGACCTCAAGCGGTCGATCAAGATCGGGCCGCGCAAGCGTGGCCGGGGCGAGGACCCTGACACTTTCGGCGTGAAGATCGGCATCGATGCCAATGAACAGCCCGCCAAGGAAGTGGCGCGTAAATCGGGCAAGGGCACTTATCGCGACCCCGGCGTCGCTGGTGTCGGACCGATCACCGAGTTCGGGCGACCGGGCGTTCCGGCCAAACCATTCATGCGGCCAGCCTTCGATGCCGAGGGCGAGAAGACGATCCAGCGGTTCGGCCAGACGGCAGGCCCGGCGATCGAGAAGCAGGCGGCGCGGCTTGCGCGCAAGAGGGCGAAGGGATGAGCTGGGAGCTGGGCCTCGTCGCGCGGCTGCTGGCCGACCCGGACGTTGCGGCGATGGTGGGCAACAACGTCGAATGGGACGACCGCGCGCCCGATGCCCCGCTGCCGGCGATCATGCTGCAGACGATCACCGACGATCGCCCGCAGACGCACGACGGCTTCGACACATTCCGCCCTTCGCGGGTCCAGCTCAACGCGCTGGCGCGGACCAAGGCCGAGGCGACCGCGCTGCGCGACCTGGCGATCACGGCGCTGATCGGCCCCGCTTACGCCGAGGGCGCCGAGTTCCTGCGCAGCTTCGTCGACGGCGGCGGCTCGGACGCCGAACGCCTTCCCACCGGCCGCATCTGCCGCGAGCGGTGCGACCTCATCATCTGGCACAACTAGGAGAACGCCGATGGCACTTTCGAAGACCACCCATGGCCACGGCTCGGAGCTGTGGATCAAGATCGGAGCGGGCGTCCTGACCAAGGTCGCCGAGATCGACGATATCCCCGAGGTCCCGGGCTCGTCGGAGACGGAGCTTTACGAGACCTCGAGCTTCGATACGGTCGGCCTGAAGGAGTTCAAGAAGCTCCCGCTGCGCGATGGCGTGCCGATCACCATTCGCGGCAACTACGTGATCAACTCGGCATCCGACGCCCTGCTCCAGGACGCCGACGACGAGGAAGGCGCCTGCGAGTTCAAGGTGGTGCTCAAGGAAGGCGCCGATGTCTTCAACGTCACCGGCTCGGCGCTGTTCTACAACCTCAAGCGGATGAACCCGAAGGACGCCAAGCGCACCTTCGAGATCACCATGAAGCCGGTCGAAGTGCCGGCGATCGCGGCTGACTGATGAGCAGGCTCGACGAGAAGCGCTTCACCGCGCTGGGCCAGGAGTGGATCGCCCGCTTCGACTTCAACGCCACCTGCGCGATCGAGGAGGAGACCGGCAAGGGGTTCTACGAGTTCGTGGGACCGCTGCTGATCCAGCTCGACCGCGAGGACGTGGAGAACCCTTCGGCGGTTTTCAGCGCAATCAAGGGTATCCGGCAATCCGACATCCGCCTCGTGCTGTTCCATGCGCTGAGCGGCGCGCATGAGGTCAGCCTCGAAGACGTCGGCGAGATCATCCAGGACATCGGGATTGCTGGCGCGATGGCAGTCGTCGCCTGGGCGATCATGCAGGCGATGGCGCCTGCCAGTGGTCAGGGGACCGAGGGAAACGCGCCGACGGCGGCCCGGTCGCCGAACCGGAAAGCACGGAGAGCCGCCGCAAAGGCTGGCTAGATCTACTCGGCCGCTGGCTTGCCTCCGGGCGGTCAGAGGCCGAGTTCTGGCAGCAGACGCCGGCAACCTTCGCTGCGGCGATGGAGGGTGATGCCAAGCTACGGCAGGCCCGCACCGAACAGCAGGTGCTGTCCGATTACGTCGCAGCGCAGATGCACGCCGGTGCGATGGCCGGCGAGCTGAAGCCACTCGAGACCTACCTCGAGGCGGTGCGGCCGCGAAAGCCGCGCAGTCCGGCCGACTGGATCCTCGCATTCAAGGACGCCGCCGCGCGCGGCGCGCCTATCACGATCACCAAGGTGGAAGGGTAAGGCATGGGAACGAAGATCGGTTCGCTGATCATCGATCTGGCGCTCGAATACGGCCTGCTCAAATCGGGGCTCACCGCCTCGGAAAAGGAGATCGCAAAGGCGACCAAGGCGATCGAGCGCAAGGGCAAGGAGATCGCCGACTTCGGCCAGAAGCTAAGCCTCGGCATCACCCTGCCGATCGCCGGTCTTGCCGCAGCCAGCATCAAGGCGGCGAAAGAAAGCGCCGACGCGATCGGCCAAGTCAATGCGGCGCTTACCTCGATGGGCGATGCATCTGGCAAGACGGCGGAGCAGTTGCAGGCGCTCGCTGCCTCCCAGATGCGCAAGTCGCTCTACGACGACGATCAGATCCTGCGCGAGGTGACCGCCAACCTGCTGACGTTCGGAAAGGTGAGCGGCCAGCAGTTCGACCGCGCGCAGCAGGCGGCGCTTGATCTCGCCACGCGTATGCAGGGCGACCTGAAGGGTGCAACGATCCAGATCGGCAAGGCGCTGCAGGACCCGGTCAAGGGCGTTACCGCACTGAAGAAAGTGGGGATCGACTTCAGCGTTGCACAGAAGGCGATGATTGCCAGCCTTGTCGAAACCGGGGATGTCGCGGGTGCGCAGCAGGTCATTCTAGCCGAGTTGGAGCGGCAGTTTGCCGGTTCGGCCGAGGCGGCGCGCAAAGCCGATCCGGGTGCAGCGCTGGCACAGGCGTGGGCGAATTTTCAGGAGGAGATCGGCGGTAAACTCCTGCCGCTGCTGCCAGCGTTTACCGATGCGCTCACCCGGATGATCGACGCCTTCAGCAATCTCCCGGACGGGGCGCAGCAGGCAATCATCGTCATCGCAGGTTTGGCTGCCGCGGTCGGACCGGTAGCGATGGTGCTCGGCAACATCGTCACTGCCAGCGCCAGCACGGTCGCGATGTTCAGCACGCTTGGCCTCACCTTTGGCGGGGTGGTCGCAGCCGCCGCGCCGTTCATCGCGATCGCGGTAGGGATCGCGGCGGCGGCTTACGCGATTTACGCGAACTGGGACAAGATCGCGCCGGTGCTGGAAGAGGTCTGGACCAACCTTCAGAAGGTGCTTGGTCCGCCGATCGAAAAGCTGATCGGGAGCGTCATGGGCCTCCTTACCGCCCTCTGGGAAGGGCCCCTTGGTGGGATGATCCGTACCGTTATCGGCGTGGTCACCGAGCTCGGCGCTGCCTGGCTCAGTGTCATGGGCGAGGTCCTGCCCCGCGTGCTGAACGCCGCGATCAGCATCATCGGCAGCGTTTTCGAGCAGATCGCCAACGTCATCGATCTCGTGACGGCGGTGTTGCGCGGCGACTTCGCAGGTGCGTGGGAAGCGGTGAAGGCGATCATCGTCACCTCGGTGAAGGGCATCCTGCGCGCGGTCGTTGCCGCTTTCCCCGAATCGCTGAAGTACGTCATGGCCCTGTATGTCGGCGTGAAGAGCTGGCTGCAGGACAAGATGGGCGCGGTCTTCGACTGGGTCGGCAAGAAGATCGAGCAGGTGAAGGGGTTTTTCTTCAACCTCTACGACGCCGTCGTCGGGCACAGCTACATCCCCGACATGGTCGACGGCATCCGGGTCGAGATGGCCAAGCTCGACGCCTTCATGGTCGAGCCTGCGAAGAAGGCGACCAAGAAGACCGAAGACACGATGCGGGAACTGGCCGAGCGAGTGCGTGGCCACCTGCGCGATCTCTACCCTGAGGTTGAAGCCGCGAACGCCAAGGCTGCCAGAATTGCTGACCTTTTCGCGAGCAAACTTGCGCCGGCCGCCAAGCGCGATGCGGTGCGCCGCGCGCAGGGGATCGACCAAGGCCCGCTCGAGGAGGCCGACAAGGTCCGCCGCGCGGCTGAGGAGCTGGGGCAGACGCTGATCGGCGTCGGCGCCACCGCCAAGGTGCAGACCGTCCAGATCGCCGAGAGCTTCCGCGACATGGCCGACAAGACCGTGCAGGCCTTCGACCGGATGGCGAGCGCGCTTAAGGGCGGGGGCTTCCTCGACATCCTAGGTGCTGGGATCAATCTCTTCCTCCAGCTCGGCTCGACCGGGCTGTTCGGCAAGTCGCTGGCGGCGAACATCAACGCGCCGCGGATCCCGGGCAATGCCAACGGCACCGCCTTTCACCCGGGTGGGCTCATGGAGGTCGGCGAACGAGGGCCCGAGATCCTGCAGGTTCCGCGCGGCGGGCGGGTGATCCCGAACCACGAGCTGCGCCAGGCTGGCGCTCAGCGGCTGCAGGTCGAGGTGGTAGCGAACAACAACGGCTTCGGCGCCATGGTGCGCAACGCGGCCGGTCAGGTGGTGGCTGAGGCAGCTCCTTCGCTGATGGCTGGCAGCGCGCAGGTCACCACTGCGCAGCTTGCCCAGCGTCAGTCGCGGCGGATCGGCCGATGATCGTGGTTTTTGAGCGCCCTCAGACGCCGGGCGGCCGCCTCCGCGGCCTTGGCTTCCCTCGCAAAGGCTCGGGCGCGCGTTCGCGCTTGCGGGCACACCTGCG